TATAATTTTAGGTGTCCTATTTGTGGCGATTCTCAAAAGAAAAAGCATAAAGCAAGAGGTTATGTTTATCGTAAAGATAATTTATTATTTTATCGTTGTCACAATTGCACTGTAGGCATGAATCTTTCTAATTTCATTAAAGAAATTAATCCTACTCTTCATAAACAATATGTAATGGAGAGCTATACGAATAATTCATCTGTATTTTCTCCAGTAGAAAAACCAGAATTTAAGTTTGCGTCTCCTAAATTTTCTGATAATCAATCTCCATTACAAAAACTTGAACCTATAAATTTATTATCGAATGACCATTATTGTAAAAAATATGTGATTCAGCGAGGTATACCAAAAAAACATCATAAAAATTTATATTATGCTGAAAATTTTAAACAATTTGTATCAGAACTTGAAATGCCTGAAGATGATATATATAAGCATCTTTATGAGGAACCTAGATTGGTTATTCCGTTTTTTGACCGGTCACGGAAGATGTTTGCAGTTCAAGGAAGAGCCCTCGGTCAATCGGACCTTCGGTATATTACAATAAAAATAAACGGCCATCATCCTAAGATTTTTGGGTTAGATAGGATTGATAAAACTAAGCCAATTTTTGTAGTAGAAGGTCCGATTGACTCTTTATTTGTTGATAATTGTATTGCAGTTGCTGGTGGTGACTTAGTATCTGCAATACAATATTTTGTTAATCATGAATTGATATTTGTATATGATAATGAAAGAAGAAATCGTGAGACAATTAAAAAAATGGAAGAGACTATTGAAAGGCACCATAAGATAGTTATTTGGCCTCGATATATAGAACATAAAGATATAAATGATATGGTTTTGAATGGTATAAATGTTACAAGTGAATTGAAAAATCATGTTTATTCTGGGTTAGTTGCGAAAACCAAAATGTTGGAATTTAAAATATGAAAATACATAAGCATGGCTTTGTTGAATTATTAGATGTAATGGGCAATGATGAGGAAGTCGAAAATGCCGCAAGAATTAGTTATGGAACTGGTACACGGAAGGTGAACCAAACACGTAATTTGATTAGATATTTAATGAGCCATAAACACACATCACCTTTTGAGATGTGTGAAGTAAAGTTTCACCTGAAACTGCCTATATTTGTGATGAGGCAACTTGTTAGACATAGAACTGCTAACATAAATGAATACTCAGGTCGTTACTCTATAATGAGTGATGAATTTTATTTGCCTGCGGAAAAAGATGTACACGAACAATCAGAAACAAATAATCAAGGTCGAGGCAAAGAATTAGATGAAGATAACAAAATCTTTGTTCTTAGCCGAATGGTTAATGTCACTGACCAGGCAAAAGAGTGTTATAGACAGATAGTGGACCCTACACCTCATGATGGATTTTATGAGGGGTTTAAGGGTGTTGCACGAGAACTTGCTAGAACAGTATTACCAGTATCTAATTATACTGAATGTATTTGGAAAATCGACTTAAATAATTTTTTTCATTTTATAAAATTACGAATGGACCCTCACGCACAACAAGAGATACAAGATTATGCTAAGGCCATGTATGAATTGGTAAAACCAAAATTCCCCATATGTTGTGAAGCATTTGAAGATTACATATTAGATGCTAGAACATTTTCCGCAAAAGAAATGAGAATCATAAAAGATAATCTAAATGGTAGTTGGATAATGTCGAAGTATGATTTATCGAAACGAGAATCAACAGAATTTTTTGAAAAGTTAAAAGGAGCTTAAAATGCCGTTACCGACGGAGTACCAATCATTTATACATTTATCAAGATACGCAAGATGGAATTATGATTTAGGAAGAAGAGAGACATGGGAAGAGACGGTTGATAGATTTTTAACTTTTTTTAAGGAACATTTAGATAATAAACATAATTTTAAACTTGATAATGGATTAGAAGCTGATTTACGAGATTATATATCGAATCTTGATGTAATGCCTTCTATGAGATGTTTGATGACTGCAGGAGAAGCACTCAAAAGAGAGAATGTTGCAGGATATAATTGTTCATATGTTAAAGTGGATTCTCCAAGGTCATTTGATGAAATACTTTATGTTTTAATGAATGGTACAGGTGTAGGGTTTTCGGTAGAAGAAGAATATGTAGATAAATTACCATCAGTAGCGGAAGAGTTTTATGATACTGATACTACAATTGTAGTAGCAGATTCTAAGCTAGGTTGGGCTAAATCATATAAAGAATTGTTATCACTTGTATGGCAGGGACAGATTCCAAAATGGGATTTGTCAAATGTAAGACCTGCAGGGACGCCACTTAAAACTTTTGGAGGCAGAGCCTCTGGTCCAGAACCACTTGAGGAATTATTTAAATTTACTATAAACACATTTCAGAATGCTTCTGGTCGCAAATTAAGACCAGTAGAAGCACATGATATTGTATGCAAAATTGCAGAAATTGTTGTAGTTGGCGGTGTTCGTAGGTCTGCGCTCATCAGTTTGTCAAATCTCCAAGATGAAACAATGCGACATGCAAAGTCGGGACAATGGCAGATGAATTTTCCTCATCGAGCCCTTGCCAATAATTCAGTTAATTATAAAGAAAAACCAGATATCGGTACTTTTATGCGAGAATGGTTATCTCTTTATGATTCTAAATCGGGGGAGCGAGGAATTTATAATAGTATTTCAGCTAAACGGCAAGTAGAGAGATTGAACAATGAAGAAGAAATCAGGCGAGAACCGAGAGACGATTTTGGTACCAATCCATGTAGCGAGATTATACTTAGAAGCCGAGAATTCTGCAATCTTAGCGAAGTCGTGGTCAGAGGACGGGACACTGCCGAATCTCTTCAAAAGAAAGTTAGAATGGCAACTATCCTTGGCACATTTCAATCATCGCTTACAGGATTCAAGTACCTCACAGCAGAATGGAAAAGAAATTGTGATGAAGAACGATTATTGGGAGTCTCTCTTACCGGAATAATGGATAATCCATTAACTAATGGTAAGAAAAAGGGATTGGAGACTTTGTTAGAGGATTTAAAAAAAGTCGCAATTGAAACAAATAAAGAATATGCAGACAAATTAGGAATATCTCAATCAGCTTCTATTACCTGCGTAAAACCGAGTGGAACGGTAAGCCAATTAGTTGATTCTGCATCTGGTATTCATGCTAGACATAATCCTTATTATATTCGTACAGTTAGAGCCGATAATAAAGACCCATTATGTAAATTTATGAAAGATGCAGGATTTCCCAATGAAGCAGATGTAATGAAACCAAAACATACAACTGTATTTTCATTTCCTATGCAGAGCCCAAAAAATGCAGTATTTAGAACAGATATGACTGCTGTAGAACAACTTGAACTTTGGAAGATATATCAGGAACACTGGTGCGAACATAAACCCTCTGTGACTATTTCGGTTAAAGAACATGAATGGATGGGAGTAGGTAATTGGGTATGGGACCAGTTTGATTCTATTAGTGGTATTTCATTTCTTCCTTTTAGTGAACATACATACAGGCAAGCACCTTATCAAGATTGTACTGTAGAGGAATATAAAGAGGCATTAAATATTATGCCAAAAAATGTTGATTGGACTCAACTTTCACAATATGAGAAAAAAGACTTTACTACAGGGTCACAAGAATTAGCATGTTCCGCCGCTGATGGTGGATGTGAAGTGGTGGATATATAATGCAAGTAATAACTGAATATCATTTAAGTGAAAAGGATGAATTATATCAAACGTGGAAATATTATGAAGAAGAATTACAGGAGGCTTTAAGCGTACCTTCGTCCTTATATGATGTTGTAAAAATACAAAAATTAAGAGAACAAATAAAGCATTACAAAGAAGATTATTATGGATATGACAATGGTTCCAGAACATTATGCGGATAATATTTTAGCTGAAATAATGGATGAAATTGAAAGTGAAATAATTAGAGTAGTTAATTTACGGGAAAAAATTAGAAAAAATCCAAAACCAGACCTTGAATATTTGGTAATGCCAGAAAGACTTAAATGTTATTGCGATGGATTAAAACATTGTTATACCTTATTAAGTAAATATAGGGACATAGAGAAAGTTGAAACAGATGAATGAAACTGAAAAAGAATATACTTGTATGGAGTGTGATGTAACATTTATGTTAATTTGGACGAGCAAAAGTTCACCTGAGCATTGTCCTTTTTGTGGTGCATACGTGGAAGAGCCTGAAACTGATGAAGATAATTGGGATTGATTATTCATTAACAAGCCCTGCAATTACGGTATTTAATGGAAATGACGATTGGGGCAGTGATGGGAATAATATTACTCATTATTGTCTGGCAAAAAATCAACGACAACGACAAAGGTGGTCCGAGAGGGGCCTGAAAAATATAAAAATTTCAATTTACAAAGAATGGTCTACAGATTTAGAAAGGTATCATTTTTTAGCAGATTGGGCACTAAATAAGTGTATAACTGCGATGGACCCTGCGAGACCAACAGTATATATCGAAGATTATGCGTTTGCCGCAATCGGAAGAGTTTTTCATATTGCTGAAAATACAGTAATATTGAAAGATACTCTTAATAATTGGGGCATCAAATATGAACTGATACCTCCGACAGTAATCAAGAAATATGCAACAGGAAAAGGTAATGCGAATAAAGAAAAAATGTATGAAGCATTTTCTCAAGAAATGAACCGAAACCTGATGCATGAATTTAATACAAAATTAAATAATCCTATCACAGATATTGTTGATAGTTATTATATAGCAAAATACGGACATACATATGGGAACAATACCTGACGAATATGCAGATTTTGATTTTGGTTTTTCTGCGGTAGATGATGAAGAATACAAAGCAAAAACAACTGAAGTTGAAAAGAAAATTGTAGAAGTTGAAGCAAAATCAGAAAGTTTATCTAATTTAGAAAAAAAGATAGATTCTGCAATTAATGAAATTAATTATAAAAAAGAATATCTTGAAGAAAAATATGTAATAGATATGGGGAATGTTGAGAAATTAATTTTACCTTTACTGTATAACTTAATGAAGAATCCAGATAAAGATTATATATATTGGCCAAAAAGAGAAGAAATAATTACAAAACAGATAGAAAAAATTAAAGATGTTACCAGGGATATTAAAATAGATTAGAGAATTATTATGAATAAATTATGGTATACTTGGGAACAAATGAGAAAAGATGTTGATGCGTTATGCCGAGATATCGTTTTGGATAGGTTTGACCCAGAAGTAATTGTGGGCATATCTAGAGGCGGTTTGGTGCCTGGGGTTATGATGAGTCATTGGTTTAAAAAACCATTTAAGCCAATTACAGCAGCAATTCGAGATTTTCCAGAATGGGAAGATTATCTACCAAGAAAGACAGATAAACGTGTTTTGATAGTTGATGATATTTGTGATTCAGGTAAAACATTTGAAAAAATTAAAGCTCATATACGAGGACCTAGAGACAATCAACCAATGGAAATCCAAACTGATGTGAGGTTTGCAACACTTTGGTGGAATTCCGAGTGCGACTTTGAGCCACATTATTATGCACAGAAATGTGCAAAGAATTCTGAAAATATTTGGTTGTGCTTTCCGTGGGACCATTGGAATGTGCCTATTAAACTTTGATGAAATGCTATGGAAGATAGCATTCTGACACAATAAGTTATTCTAGACGGGAATACAAATATG